CCCGCGCAATCAATGCAGCAGCAGGAGTCGCAGGAGCGATCTTTGGTGCGGCTGCTGCGGGTGCGGTAAGCGCAGTTGGTGGTTTGGTGAATAATGGAAATGCAAATAGTCAGATTACCTTCCTCTGTAAGGGCGCGCAGATTCCTGCTTCTAGCCTTTCTGAAGGTACTGCTAACTTTATGGGAAGAACCATGAAGTTTGCGGCTGATCGTACATTTGCAGATTGGTCATTGAAGGTATACAACGATGGCACCTACAATCTACGCAAGGCATTTGAATCTTGGTCGAACCTCATAAACTCCTATCAGGGAAATGTTGGTCCGAACAATTTCAATTCGTACTACATGGATTGGGCAGTTCAGCCACTCACCCGTGAAGGAAATCCCATCTGCACATACAAGTTCATTGGTTGCTACCCAAAGGAAATCGGAGCAGTAGAACTCGCCTTTGAGAGTAAGAATCAAATTTCTGAATTCAGCGTATCGCTATCTTATCAGTATTACAACTTGGTAGGTCCGACATCCAGATTTGAGGTCAGATAACAATAGAGAGGTTTAAAACATGGAATTGTTCGGCTTCAAGTTAGAGCGTTCGAAGCAACAACAGACAGATTTCAAGGCACTTAAGTCGTTCGTAGTTCCCACTACGGACGATGGTGCCATTCCAGTAGAAGCCGGTGGCTTTTACGGACAATATGTCGATCTAGACGGTTCGGTACGCAATGATTTTGAACTTGTTGCAAAGTACCGCGAAATGTCAATGGATCCCATTTGCGAAATTGCTGTTGATGATATTGTAAACGAAGCAATTGTTACAGAGCCAGGCAAGATGCCTGTCAAGATGTCCTTCACTAATGACAATACATTGAGTCCAAAGATCAAAAACAAGATTGAAGAAGAGTTTAAGAATATTCTTCGTCTTCTGTCTTTTGATACTCGCGGCTATGAAGTATTTCGCCGTTGGTATGTTGATGGAAAGGTCTACTTCCATATCATTGTGGACGAAGAGAAGCCAGAGAAGGGAATCCTTGAACTTCGCTATGTTGATCCGCTTAACATTCAAAAGATCCGCGAGTTCAAGAAAGAAACTCGTCCCGATGGTAACAAAATCATCACGGGTTTCCGTGACTTCTATCTGTATAACAAAGACAACCCAAGAGTAGGTTCGGCTCAAGGCATCAAGATTAGTGATGATGCTATTGCCTTCTGCTCATCGGGTCTGTTTGACAGCCGTTATCGCCGTACCGTTGGCTTCATGCACAAGGCAATCAAGCCTCTGAACCAATTACGCATGATGGAAGATGCCGTGGTCATCTACCGCATCTCTCGCGCACCCGAACGCCGCATCTTTTATATTGATGTAGGTAACCTCCCAAAGACCAAGGCAGAAGCCTATGTCAAGGACATTATGAATCGGTATCGCAATAAGTTGGTCTACGATGCACAGACTGGCGAAATCCGCGATGACCGTAAGTTTATGTCCATGCTTGAGGATTACTGGCTACCTCGCCGTGAAGGTTCAAAGGGAACTGAAATCAGCACTTTATCGGGCGCACAGAACCTTGGTGAATTGGCGGATATTGTTTACTTCCAAAAGAAGTTGTATCGCGCCCTGAATGTTCCTGTAAGCCGTTTGGAACAGGATAAGGGTATTGCCTTGGGTCGTTCATCGGAAATCAACCGCGATGAATTGAAATTCTCAAAGTTCATCACTCGTCTTCGCTCCAAGTTCAACGAACTGATTTTTGATCTTCTCCGCAAGCAAATTCTTCTCAAGAAGATCATTACGCAGGATGAATGGAGTGCAATCAAGGAAGTCCTGTTCTTGGACTATCTCAAGGACTCGTACTATGTTGAAACCAAGAACGCCGAACTTCGTAAGCAGCGAAGTGCAGAACTGAATGATCTTGAAAAATACATAGGTAAGTACTATTCTCACTATTGGATTCGTACTCAAGTCCTCAATATGACTGAAGGCGAAATCCGAGAAATGGACGAACAGATGACGAAGGAACGCAATTTGGGTATGTATCCTTCAACAGGATCACCGATATAAGGATCAATCATGGAACGCAACAATCTTTCAAATGCAATAGATTCGGTCAACGACAGAGATGGAATTTCTTTCAAGTCTGTTCTATCACAAGAACTTGCTAGCCGTCTATATGCTGCATTAGATTCGCGCCGTCAGGCTGTTGCTACCGAGATTCTAGGAGAAAATGAGCAAACTGTTTCCGAAGCAAACATTCTTGCTCCTACTGCTCCTCCCGTGGTTGGTGTAAAAAAGAAGAATGGCAATACACTCCTTCCTCCACCCTCTTCAAAAACAATCAAGACAAAAAGCGAAGCCGCTGCACCTGTTGTTAGTGGTAAGGCTGCTGAACTGAAGGCAAAGGCAGACCTAGCCAAGGCAAAGTCTTTCGTGACTGCAAATAAGGCAAAGGCTGATGCAGTAGAGATTAAGAGAAATGTCCTTGGTAAGGCGGAACTTGACACCATGCAAAGGCAGATTGATGCTGTCATGGACAACAGCGTTGATATTGCATCACTCAAGCCCGTTCCAGGTGGATTTGAAATTCGCAAGCAACCCGATGATGGGCTGAATCCAACCATTGAAAAGGAATTCCTTGTCAAGACATTTCAGCACGAAGGAAAGATTGTTGAACTCAAGCAAGTAGGTCTTGGACTTTCGCGTCCTATTCGTGTCTACATTGATGGTACAAGATGGAACTTCTTTCCAGGCATGGAATCGGCAGTAGAAATGTCCAAGCAGTACATTGAGATGACTGCAAAGAAGACTCCTGTGCTTCCTGATACAAAGAAGGAATCAACAGAGTTGCAAAACGATCTAATTGAAAAAGTAGATCTAGATGGTCGTACTCGTTTGGTACGCAATACTCTGTCTCGTCTTGAGCAATATCGCAAGGCTCGTATGGAGCGCATGGAGAAAATGCAAGAAGAGCAAAAGAACGGGAAGAACAAGTATGCCGGTCTATATGACGATGGATCGGGTAAGGGTGCATTTGTCCCTGATCCATACGACACCGGCAAGCCTGTACATCCTTTCATGCCAAAGAGCGTGACCGAAGGCGTTCTTGACGAATTTAAGGATATGTTCAATAAAGAGAACATGACTTTCAAGGAAGGCGATAAGGCAGAATACGAGCGTTTCTTCAAGGCTGCAATGAAGAAGTTCAACATCTCTGCTCCTTCAGATCTCAAGTCTGATGATCAGAAGAAGCGTTTCTTTGCATACATCAAAAAGAACTACAAAGGATAAATGCCAACAATCATTTACAAGTTCAAGAGTAAGGAACGGCTTGATGAAGCCTTGGGATATCTACTTCCCCGTGGCTGTTTCACGAAGATAAACAGCGTTCCTTCTGCTAATGAGTTCAAAATCGCAGTCGAATGCTATCCCGACCAAGTTGAGGAGTTTCGTTCAAACATCAAGAGACTCAACGAGAACTATCAGTTGATGGAGACAACTGCAAAGTTCATCAAGACTCTTGCAGAAACCGCAGTAGGAACAGGCAAAACAATTCGTTTGATGGATGGCGATGTCATTCGTCTGTTGCCTACACACGCACAAGCAGTCATTGCAACGCATGATGTACTTTCAGAAGAGAATCAAGTTGCTCTACGAACAATGATAATTGAAAACAGAAAAACGCATGAGGCAGCAATTCGGTTCTGCCTTGAACAATTAAAGGAGACTGAATAATGGCTAATTCATCAACCTATCTTGTACAAACAAGAAATCGTTGTGTTGTTGGAGTTTATTGCGATACAGTAGGAACTGTTTCTTTTGGTATAACTGCATCTGCATTCACCAATGGAATGCTTTCAACAGCAAATGATGGTTCCACATTGATTGATGCGAGAATCAATAACTCATCCGCGAGTCTTTCTAAAATTGCTTACGGAATTAGCGGAAATGGAGTTATGCTTCGCTATGGTGCAACAGGGGGAACTGCATTCATGCTTGCAGGAAACAACTCTGGCACAATTGACTTTGAACGAATGACTCTTCCCAACAACGCAGTATCCCCCGCTGATGGAACATTTAAAGTTGAAGTTCCTGCTGCTACAATTGTAACTGCATATTTGGAATTCGTTCCCTTCTAATCTAACACGGAGACCCTAATGAAACTGTTCTGTGATCTCAACGAGAATATCCAAGTCCTGACAGAGGAGCCTGCTCCTGGTCAGAAGAACTATTTCATTGAAGGCATCTTCCTTCAAGGGAATATCACCAATCGCAATAAGCGTAGATACCCGATGGAGACCCTACAAAAGGAGGTCTTCCGCTATAACGACAACT